CTACTTCTTTTTGTTTTTTAGAAAACTTAGTATGTGTTGATTCTGGTCTTGCCATTAAATATTTTTCGTATCCTCTTCTTTTAAAATATTGTATTAATCCTATTTTATTATTCTCTACAAGTATTGGGCATCCATAATAAACACACTGCATAAGCATGTGTTCAAAAAACATTTCTGCTTTTGGAGGCCTGTGTATATATTCGCAAACAAACATATGAGAATTATCTTGGTCATGAACATCTAGTTTTTTAAAAACATATGATGCTGCATCAGACCTTCTTCCATCTGTTGTTGTATCGTGGTCAAAAGGGTCACATCCAGAAACTAAATTTAATTCATTACCAGGATATTTTCCTGATAATTTTACTTCCATTTTATTACTATCTTCTTTTTTTGGAAGCCAAGCTGTATTCCAATTTCCTTTTTTATCTGGCATCCATATTACTTCTGTATCTTTATCCCCGTTTTTCCATAAAAAATTACCCCTTGTAGTCATGACATTTCCAGTTCCTTCTATATAATCTATTTGTTGATATATTCTTTCTGAATCAAACAAACAATCGTCTGTACTAACCCTAAACGCTTCTTCTGGAGTAAAAGGAAATTGTCTTTTATATTCCGCAAGTTTATTTGTATCATTTTTATAACTTTGCCGTATGCCTTCTAAATACTGTTTACTTCCTATTTCAATTTTTTCTCCATACTTGTCGTAAATAGTTTTTTTAGGATTTTCTATAACACTATTTCCGTATTCATCTATAAACCCCTCAAACCCATCATAAGCTGGAGTAAAATATCTAAATAAACCGGATTTTGTTCTGTTAATACCAGGAACTATATTTTCTTGGTCTGAATCATCCCATATATCCTTAAAAGCCTTACCTCCTGACTCCATTTCATTTACTGTTGATGGTAAAAATGCTTTACCTATAATTCTTATACCTTCAGATAATGCAGGTTTTACTATTTGCCAGTTTTTTGAAACATCAGCTTCTAACCATTTACCACCCTCATCAGATATAAAAGTTTTTAATTTTTCTCCATCATAAGAGTTATCTCTAGTATTACGCCAGTCTATTTGACTATCTAGAGCTTCTGACTTTTTTACTTTAGCATTATTTTTAGTAATTTTTTCTCCAGGTTTTTTAAAAGACAAAACCGTTTTTGGAGAGTCTGTACCTTCAATAATAGGCTGAAAAAAGTCTGGTAACTTTCTAAACATAAACACAACCTTGTCAAAGAGCTTTTTTGCGTCAGAACCCGTTTTACTCATAATTCCACCATTAGAATTATAGGATAAAGTTATATCGTGCATAACAATTGCTGCTGCTTTCCAAGAAGCTCCTTGTCTTCTATGTTTTGGCATAATTAAACCGTAACAATTAGGGTTATTTCTAACGCCATCCCATATCAAAAAAAACCTCCTATCTCTATCCCAGTAATCTGGATAACCAACATCTATTTTACACCAATTTAAATAATAGTAGTGAACCCCTGTTATGTAGGTTGCCACACCATTATTCATAAACCAAACACCTTCAACTCTTCTTTTAAACTCTTGCTCTATAAACTTTGCTCTTTTAGATTCTGG